GTTTTGGGCTACTGGAGAAGCTGTAACACCGGCAGGTAAACCCGCTGTGCTTAAAGCTACTAGTTGGCCGTTAAAAATAGCAGTGGCTACGTTTGCATTTACTGCAAACTCACGTAGCGTGCCGCCTTGGTATGGCCCGCCGCCGATCAAATTGACCGGAAGAAGCCCGTATGGAGAAGCTGTAGAAGCCATTTTAGAATTCCTCTAAAAAATTAAGTTAAGTCTGTTTAGCCTTTGCCAAACGAGACTGACGTTTTCCTATCATTAAAGATAGGCATTCGTGGATCATTTTCACGCATCAAGTTGTTATCCACTGCATTCATCTGATTTTTAGTTTCCTGAGCATAGTATTCTCTACGCTGCTGTAACATCTCATCAGGCATCTTGCATAGCATTAGACCGCCAATAACAATGTTGTCTTTGAACTTATCGCTCTCAGTAACAACCATTGTGATCTCGGGGTGGTCTTCTGCGCGTACGGGTACCCAACCTTCGCGTAATTTTGAGTTAATGTTACCGGCATCGGTAGCGCCTAACGTACTAATACGAACCCATTTGAACGCATACCCCGGTTCTGGAGTTGGTTCAGGTAAGATGCTTGGGGCTTCCCATTGTCTAGGTGCCGCAGTTTTCTCACGGGTTTCTTGGTCGCGTTTGATTCTATTATCAGCCATGTTACACATTCCTCATTGATTCTTTCGCAATTTGACTTGCGTATTGCTCTAGGGATAGACCTAAGCGGCCTGCGAGTTTTATTTGTGTTGCATTTAACCGCACCTTTTTAGGCGCAGTACTCCGCGATGCGGACGCAACTACATTGGCTCGTTTTTTGGATTTCTTAGCATCCTCGAAGTTATCGGGGAAGAGTTGCCTGACGCGAGAGTTTATTCTCTCGTAGTACTTGTCGCTGGTAGGGTCGAGACCCTCTTTGACTAATTTAGTATGCAGCCCGAGTGCATAGCTGGTCATTTCGTCGTCGTTACCGAACCAAGCGTTGGCTTCCTGCCACTTCGCTGCACGTTCGTCAACCACGGTTGCGGGACTATTGTCTACAGAATTTACACTAGCTTCTGGGGATTGTAAAGGCTCAGGCTTAAAGTTTTTTACTTTATCGGCCTTTATCTTTGCAGATGTTAACTTTTCCTGCGCTTCCATGACTTTTTCTGAGTCTCCCGACTCATACGCGTCTTTATACATCCTTTTAGCTTGTAACACCTCAATGGCTGTGTTCCGCTTAGCCTGCTCTAGTAAAGCTCCTTGTTTTTTGTCGTTGTCCTCTCGCAGGGTTTGGTTTTCAGCGGCCATACGTTGTGCTACGGCTTGTAATTCCTTTCGCTCACGCTCGGACGTTTCTTTAGCCCGGCGTTCAGCGTGTACTTTTTTCTGGATTTTATTAATCCGTTTTTGTACTTTGTTGCCATAGCTTTCAAGTTCTTCTTCCGTAATGTCATCGTCGCTTGATACTTCAATAGGGTCGTCTTCGACTTCCTCTACTTCAATTTCGTCGTCATCATCTTCGACTTCGACTTTGACTTCTGGCTCTTGCTCCTTTTTATAGTCGTCCTCGGTTTTCTTACCACTAAGGTCAATTTCTACGGAACCCGAGTCTTCGATTTCTATTTCTTTATCCTCACCTTCGTGGGGGAATTCGTACTTAACTTCTTCAAATGGCATGATGTTCTCCTTACGCGTGCGTGATGCCACGAGGGTCGCCAATAACGGCCTCAATGGAATCATCGTTCATTAAACGGTACTCTTTACCAGATACAGTAAAGCGCGTTCCAGTGTTCATACGAAACATTACGTAGTCCCCGACTTTGCACCATGGTTCACCACCAAATCGGTCTTTGTCGGTATAGGCTTGTTCGCCCATATCTATCACAATGCCCATAATAGACATGATGTACTCACGTTTAAGTACAGAGTCAGTCTTGATAAGACCACCTTCATACTCAGTTTCTACTTCAGGTAGTGCTACCAGCACGCGGTAGCCTACAGGTTTAGGGAGTTGCGCCTCGAAAAGCGCTTCTTCCTGTTCTTTCCGTATGTGCGGAGGCACAGCGAGGATTGAATCAGTCATCATCTTCTTCCAAATAGTTTTTAGCGAGGTCTTCGATATGGTTTAGACAGGCATCGTATCCTCGGGTTTTACCTGTTAGTTCCCTGTATTCAGCGAAGTCTTTAGCCCCGCCTCCACAGAGAAATTCTTGCAAGGATGCTTTATCCTCGTTAACTTTGTCGCGCAGTACGTCAAATACTGTTTTAGCCATTACTTGTTACCTTTTGGTTTGTTCGGCTGGCGTATCTTTAATAAGTCGAGGTCTACCTTAGTAGTGTCACGACGGCGGTCTGCGGACATCTTAGCTCCCGCTTTGCGCTCGTCTAACTCCAACTCAGCTTGTTCTATCTGCATCTTCATCTCAGCTAACTTGGCGTCTAACGTTAGTTTCTGCTGTGCGAGTTGTGCGTCAGTCTGATCTTTCATAGCCTTACGCTGAGCTTCCGCTTGCGCTGCTTGGGCGTCTGTCTGATCTTTCTGCATCTTACGCTGACCATCTTGCTGTTTGATCTGCATCTCTTGCTGCTGTAGCTGGAACACAGGGTCTTTGGCTTGCTCTTGCGATTTCTTCTGTGCTTGCTCTTGCTTATTAGCTGCTGTTACCTGTCTTCCTGCCTCAGATACTAAGCGAGCCAAGTTGACTTCAATGTCTTCTGGCAACTCAGAATCAGGTGCGGGTAATGGAACACCAAGTTTTTCTTCAATCTTCTCTCTATATAAGAAGGCTGTGTGTTCAGCGATATGGGCTTGGATAGAAGCCGTAATCTGCTTAGCTTGCGGGTTTTGCCCTATAGCTGCGGCAATGAAGGGGTCTTCAAGGAACGCTTGGTGTGCTGCGATGTGTGCTTTATGGTCTTGGTAGATAAACGCCTTAGCAGGGGTTCCGACCAACATAGCCATGTTTTCACTAACTGGGTCTTTCGGTGTGGCTTTGTCCGAAGACGGTACTAGCTTTTCAGCGTTCTTTACGCCTAACACATCTATCATCTGACGATGTAGTTCCGGTAGGTCGTATATCTGTGGCGCTTGCGTAGACATCTGGAGGACTGTCTGATACTGAACAACACGTTGTGCCATGGTTGTGTTGTTAGGATCACTTACAGGTATAACCTCAGTCATCTCGTAGTCCGAGCGTTTAGCTGATACTTCCCCACGGTGCGGCTGGTATTCATACTCGGCGGGTGCGTGTTCCGCCATAAGCTCTTTAATCAGCTTAAACTCTTGCTTCATGGAGTAATGCACACGTGCTTGCACCGCAGCCATAGGCTTGAGCGTACGCTCTAGGATTGCAAGAGTCGTGCCAACTGGGGCATTAGCGGACATATCTGAGATGTCCATATCTGCGATAGCACCTAGACGGCGACCTTCAGTCGTAATCTTGTCCAGTAACGCAAGCAATGTTTGGCTTGGTTCTTTGTACGGTAGCGGCATGATGTTGTCGCGAATCGCACCAGACGGCACATCGACATCCTTCCACTCCCCCGGCTCAATCGGCGTATCATCACCTTTTATACGTAACCCACGGGATTTTAAACCACCCGGCAAATTAGCCAACGTACCAGCGTCAACCAACTGACGGATAAGTGACGTACCTGCGCGTGCGTAGCCGCCAATGATATGGATTAGACCCATACCGTAGAAACCAAAGCCCGGAACGTAGTTGTAGTGTACGAAGTGGTTACGCTTAGTATATAAGTCGTCTTCCGCTTCCTCGTCCCAGTTGCGGCGTATAGCTAGTACTTTGCCTGTACCCTGCTCTATGGTAACTACGTACGGTTTAGCAATCTCGTCTTTATCGTCGTCTAACTCTTCTATAAACAAGTCAGCGTGTACTTCAAACAAAGCGAAGCGGTTGTCGTCATTGACTGAGTAACCACCTTCTTCTGCCTTACGCTCTTCAATGTCTGTATGGAACGCTTCTGGCTCACCTAACTCGATGTCCGCGTAGAAGCCTATAGACTGTAGCTTTTTAACTTCGTTAACGGTCTTACGCATGATATGGGTCACACGCTCAGCAGTTTCTATAGTAGAAGCACCATAAGGTACGATAACGTCTTCTGCTGGGATGTAGTTCGCGCATACGCGACCCATGTTCGGTTCGTAGTAAACCTTCTTAAAAGCAGAGCCTGATAGACCTAAAGAGTATAAGAGGCGCTCGTGCTCTGGACGATACTCAACCATGTTCTCGGTAAGTTCGTAGTTCATGTCAGCGCGCACGCGTTCTGCGGCCTCCATCTTGTCGTCGTCTTCTTTACCTAGCACTTTAGTTTTCACAGGGCCAGCGGCAGGAAACGTCTCAGACATAGCTTCTGCTTGGAACCGAATAGCCGCTTCGGCAAGTACCGTAGAGTACACACCACAGGCGTTTTCCCATGGCTCTGTACGTTCTTCGTACTTAAAGCCCAGCACATCAAGCCCATCAATATAGGTATCTGCCCACTCTTTACGGCCTTGGATGTCTGACTCGACTAGCTCCATAAGATCGCTGGACAACTGAGTTAACTCGTTCTCGTCTAACTCTTCCGCTAGGTTATCGTCGAACTCATTTTCTCCACGCTCGTTTTCTGGCATAAGTGTGATTTCAACACTGCCATCGCTTAGCGTGACTTGCTCAGGATCGATAATCTCAATCTCAAGTGCCTCTATGTCTTCTGCTGCTTCTTCTATACCTTGTGGTGCCTGATATAAACCTTTTTCAATTGCCATTATTTTTACCCTTAGTAGTATCCGCCCCTACGCGAAGATTTGAATTGTTGTATCTCGTCTTGTTCATCTGTGGGTAGTCGTATAAACCCACCTTGTCTAAATCGCATTAGCGCCATTACCATGGAGTCAACTAAGTCATCGTTACTAGCGAACGGGAAGCCCGCTACTTCATCTACAAGCTCTTCAGCCCAGCGCGTAGCTGGAACCCAGCACAGCCCCGAAGCCACAATATCTGTTACAGAATTCAAACGTGCTAGCTTATCGCCTGAACCCCTGTGTGGAGTAAACTCCGATACGGGTAGTCCCATACGGCGCATCTCTTGGTATATAGCTACACCGGAACTCTTCTTCTCCACGATAAACGCATCGGGGTTCCAAGCCCCGTACTCTTCCATGCACATATCTTTCAGCTCTGGAAACTCCATCCTTCTCTTTATACTATTTAAGAGCATGATGTTGTACGCGTCAGTCTCTTCATTCATAAAGACGCCCCACGTGGTCAGTGCCGTGTAATCCGCACGGTTGTGCTTCTCTGCCGCCGAATCCAACGACATGATTATAAACTCACACGCGGGAGGGCTTTCTCCGCCCCACATCTGCCACCACTCACGTTTTACAAGTGCTGCTTCTTGCGATGTGGGCTGCTGCTGGTACTGAGCGTTCCACTGGAAGTTAGGCATCGACGCTTTGGTACGTAACAACGCTTCTAAGTCAAAGAACTCCGGCCATAGCGGTTTTTCCACTATTTGCCCAGTCTCTTTATCTTCTATTTCTAGTATTGCGGGAAATTCGATCACTTCGTACTGGTCAGACCGCTCATTATTGACCATATCCTTAATTACACGGCCAGTCAGGTCATCCATATGCCATCTGGTCTGTATAATAGCCACTCGACCCCCCGGCATAAGCCGAGTTCGGGCACCAAACGTGTACCATTCGTACGCTTTCTCAAAAACAGAGAAGTTACCGTTGATAACGTCCTGCTCCGAGTGCGGATCATCAATTAATAGTAAGTCAGCACCCCGTCCCGCTAGTGCTGATCCCACACCACAGGCGTAATACTCGCCTCCGACGCTAGTGTTCCACCGTCCGGCTGATTTAGAGTCTTTAGACAGGCCAACTGTAGGGAAGATGGCTGCAAATGCCTCACTAGAGATCAAATTTCGCACTTTACGCCCAAAATCTACTGCTAAATCGGTGGTGTGGGATACCATCATGACTTTTTTGTCGGGATTTCGCCCTAAAAACCACGCTGGGTAGAAAATAGACACTAGTTGGGACTTACCATGACGTGGTGGTATGTTTACACACACCCTATCACGTGTCCCGGCTTCAATAGCCATAAGTTCGTCGGCCAAAATCCTGTGGTGCTTACCCACTAGGAAGTCAGGCATCATTAACTTAGCAAATTCTATAAGGTCATCGTACGCAGCAGCGTTAGCTTCGCGCCCATCAAGCTCATCCACAATAGTATTAATCTCAGTGACTTCATCATCTGAGTAATTATCGAGGTTGTCCAACATTACTTGGACTTCTGCTCTTGTGAAGTTAGTCGTCGTCATAGATTGTGTCGTCTTCTTCACCAAATGCTTCAGTTATACTGAGAGGTTTGCTTTCAACAACTACTGCGTCTTCTATTTCTTCGGGGTTTACGAGTTTTTCTAACTTACCACGCAGTTTCTCGCGTAGGTCGTCACTTGATTGGTGGGTAATCGTCACTTCTGACTTCTCTGCGAATAGTCCTACGTCCGATACCTTGCCTAGTAGCTCTAAAGCACGTAGCCGTATCTTGGCATCAGGGTTCTCCGTCTCTAGCACTAGCTTGTTGGTTACTAGGTGCCTTATATGCACAGAGTTTGTAACCACGGATTGGCCGAATTCAGTAAGTATACTGTCAGTTAATATAAGAGAAGCTGGGCGTAGTTTCGCCATGTTTGTAGGGGTAGCCTTCTTGGAAGTGTGTACAGGGTTACCTGCATAGGCAGTGGCTAATGCTGCGGCTGCGTCTTTATCTTCCTTAGTAGGTTCTATGTCCAACCCATGCTCCGCTAGGAATAGCGCCGTATTAGCAGCCGCACTCGCCGAAAGCGTGAGGTCGGTAAAAGGATTGTCATCCGAAATAGGCACGCCTAGTTCAGGTTCAATAGATAAAGTCATAATGTTTCGCAGGTGTTAACCAGTTTCCACAAATATACTACAAAAATTTTTTTTGTCCAGCGAATTACAACGCAGGGGGGCTTCGTACCACAAATTAAAAAGTGGTACTCCAAATAGGGCATTTAAAGGGCTAGCTTTTGTAAAGAGACCGCTGCTAGCAGAGGTCTTACAGAATTCAAACAAGCACGTTACTCGGGTAAAAAGGGGTACTTACGTGCTTATGGGGTGGTTAAAAAGTAACCAGAAACGTATGGATTTGAGAAAAAAACGATTTATTCGTGTAAATTAGGATTATACAGACACGCGGGACTCCGCACTGTGAGGCGGGGGGAGGGGGGCGGGTACCCTTTCAATATG